ATCTTCAATAATAAGCTTGTAAAGTACCACAGCGGTTGTTACCACTGCATCTACTAATTCTCTTGAGATTCCTTCAAAGAATCTTATATCTCTACCTAATGCAAATCTTGCCATATTATCCTATATAAATTGCCAATGGAACTTTTTGCAACATTTCTTGCTGCTGCCTAGCTTCATTAGACTTATTTTCAAATTGAACTTTTCTACTTAGTTCTTCTAATGTTTCTCTTAATTGAGTCATTAGGGCTTCCTTCTCCGTTTGTGCTTCACTTCTTAATGCAGCCCCATCTAAACTAATTTCAGAACCAGGAATTGGAATTGTTGAATATTTTTCTCTAATTGCTCCCAATAATTCTTTTACTAATGCCAATGTATATTTTCTAATCCATTGCTTACCAACATCATTTATAGTAGTATATTGTATAAAATCGTATCCTATATTAGAATAATCAGAAACCACATTTGATTTTACAGATGTAGAATTTGTTACAAAATCCTTTCTTACAAAATAATCAATATAAAGATTTGGTTTTGTTGCAATTGTTGTTGCTGTTGGTCTTGGGAATATGGTAAGTTTATTATCTACAATATTAAATGTATGTGCTGATTTTCTAATTTGGTCATTGAATTCAATATGTTGTATTCTCAAAAGGTCCTCAAATACAGGCATCAATACAAATTGTGCTGCCGGTGAATATGAACCAAATCCAAATTCATCAATTAAGTTTAATGTACCTTGTCCAGAAACTGAATATGGGTCAAAGAATCTATTGATTGCAGGTGTTGGTTCAAAATAAACTTTACTAACATCAATACGATTTCCACTTTCACTTACACTAGAAATTAATGTATCTAAATCATACACTTGCTGACCTGCAGTTAAAGTTATTTTTGTTTTTTTAATTTCCGTATTTCCACCAACTCCCACTAAAGTACCATAAGCATCTGAAATTTGTACTAAATGTGGTAATATACTACCTTCTACTAATTTTCCAGAATAATTAGTACCAGTATCTCTACCTTTAAGAGAATACAAATCATTACGAATATTAAATTGATTTACTTGTGCGGAGTATTCAGATACCGATTCCTCAAAACATGCATAGAAGTTTTCATCCTGCAATTCTACGTTTTGAATAGGAAACCCCAATCTTCTAGCACACCATAGTGCCATTTTAGGTGCATCTTCTTGGAATACATAATCATCATCGTATATTCCAAAGGGAGTTTGTCCTGGAAAGAATGATGATGAACCCGGATATATTAATTCTTGTGCCATTTATAAGTACTTATTTTAATCGTTACCTATAAATATTAAGAATCAAAAGAATAGTGTTTAGAATGAGATTATATAAAATTATGCGATTGAACCGGTCACTAGCCATTTCCAATTAGAGCCATCGTACATATATAAATTTGTTTTACCATACGATGCTGATGCTACTAACATTCCAGCTTGTCCGTTTGGGAAAGTTGTTATGGGTGTTAATTTAATAACATTATCAATATTAATCGAACCAGTTACATTTAGTGAACCCGTAATTGTTTGATTTCCTATAAAAGTATTAGAACCAGTTGTTGCAAATGAACTACTATCTATTGAAAATCCAGATGTACCAGATGTACCATTTCTACCAGCTACACCGGTCGTTGATATAGTTACTTGCGTAAGATTTTTAGTTATTTCTATTGCCATTTTATTATCGTGTTACATTTTTGGAAAGTTTCACCTTACCTTCTAATAGTCTTGTAACTTCATTATCTTTTACCAATTCTAAATCGTAAAATGCTTCACCAAAATTTAATGCGGATGAAGATGCTGCAGAAATATATACTCCGATTGAGCCACTTGCCAATGGAGTTATAAAATTAGAACCACTTAAATTGATTCCCGTATTATCGGACTTTAGTGATGATGATAGTGAAAGAAAGACATCAGATGATTCAACACCCGGTCTGATTTGCATTCGGGCCTGATAACCACTCAAATCAACTGCTGAACCTGATTCATCGTTCCAATTGATTTGAAAATTTGTTGTTGCTCCTTGCTCTATTATAAAAGAGTATTTTCCTGCTGCCATAAGTAATTCGGTTTAATACTCTTATAAATATTAAAATGTTGGAAAGGGGTAAAAATAAAAAAGGAGATAGTGTTAGTATCTCCTTTTATGTATATATTTTTTTTAAATAAGATGATTTTGTGTTCGTTGTATAAAGTAAATTACATTTGCAATATCAATGGTTGCTTCAAATGCTTTAATTTTCCATCGATTTCCATTTGCCACAAAATCACTATCTGCGTAAAATTGAAATACTTCGTGATAATCGTGCCAAACATTATTACCCTTTCCAAAAAATAAATCTTTACCAACCCTATTATATGGAGTTAAACCCACACTATCTAATTGAATTCTCATCCAAGCTGCCCCTGCATTTGAAGTTTTTGCTTTAAAAGTTACAGTCATAGAGTAAACATCTCCTTCGTTTTCCACCTGTATTAGTTGTGAACCTGTATTGTAAAATTGAATATCGGAATGTAAATGAGTTGTTACTGAATAACCTCCGTTATTTGGAATAGTTACTTCACCACCCGCAACGGTCACACTTCTAAACGATGATGTGGTGTATTGCGTATCATCATATCTTGCCCAACTTAATTTCCCTATTACACACGGATGTCCAGATGAACTAAGTGTGTTAAATGAAGCGTTTATTGAACCATCTGTTAAATCCGAATCTTTTGCATATCCTTGAGTATAACGTAATGAACCAGAATCAACTAATTCATCCAATGTTGTTGTAGCATCAATCATGCATGGTTTTGTACCCATATCTCTGTTATCTCTACCAATGTTTGGATATAATTGTTCGTATGCCTGATTTTGATACGATGGTGTTGGATTTCCTTTTTTCTGTCCCATTTTGTTTTATTACTTTATTTTATAATCTATAACAAGTATAAATATCTAAAATGTGGGAAACCTCTACTTTGCTTTTAAAAATCTACCATTCTCATCTTTCTTCAAATTTCTACTCTTTAACCATACTCTCCTTTCCTCATATAATCTCTCACCGTCCACATCACCATTTCTTTCTTTATACCAATCTAATGTGAAACGGCCTTTGGCTCTTTCTTTTAGTTTATCCCTTGATTCTTCGGAGTGTGTCTTTCCGTACATACCATTATTTTTGCCTGTACTGATTTCTTTCATATGAGATATCCATTCCATATATTCTTTAGTATCTCGTCTATCTACCCATATATCCCCACCTCCGCCGGTATAGGTATCGTTGTACCCCCTTTTAACTGAATTATGTGCTTTGATTAATTCTTCTTCTAGCATTTGCGCTTTTTCGGTTTCAACTTCGCAAATAATTTCTTTTGTCATATTATCCCATCCATATTTCCTAATGGCTTTATATAATGAGTTTTTCATTTTCTTTGTTAGAGCACAATGCTTATGCTCGACCATTCTGCCATTAAAATTGTTTGTTCTACCAATATATACCTTTCCTTTTGGTGAACTAATTTTGTAAATTACATCCATAAAACTTCTTTTATATAAATATCAAAGTTTTACCGAAAAGAGCAAAAAAAGGGGAAGAATTTCTTCTCCCCCAATTTTATATTGAAGCGTTACCAGTAAAACTTAGTAAAGTATCAACTTTTATCCTTAGATAGAAGCTAAATCTTTAACATAAATCTTCCCGTAATATTCCGGTCTGACCATCTTCTTAGCGTAACGAGTCATTACTCCACGACGAGGTGTGAAGTTTTGAGGGTCATACACTAATGGAGTCATAATCAATGGAACATATGGAGCGTAAACAGCACCAGTCTCTAAGAAGTTGTTACCTCTATAACCCATCAAGATTTCGTTAGAAGTCATGTAAGGGTTTTTGTAAACTGTGTATCTATTGCTCATAGAACCAACTGCAGTAACACCAGCAGCGAACTGCATTGCGTCTTTATCTGCATTTACAACGAATCCAGGAATTGATTCCAAGATAGTACATACATCAGGACTAGCCACGATGAAGTTAGCACCACCTCTTAATGTTAATTGATGAATCTTGTTAGATACTTTGTTCAATTTAACACCTAAAGTTTGAAACCATGCATTCTTTGTGTATGCGTTAGAAGAACCACCAATGTTAGACCAAGCACCTTGTACATATTCCTCACCTACAGTTGTAGACCAGTATTCAGTAGTTAAAGCGTTTGATTTTAACATATCTAAGATTTCTAAATCAATCTCTAAAGAGATATAATCAGATAACATAGAAGTTAATTCAGCTTCAGCATCGATTGAATGGTATGCATTCAAATCTTGTGCTAATTCAGGAGTCCATACTGCTTTCAACTTACGAGTCTTAGCAACGATAGCCTCTGATTTCAATTCTAAGTCGATTTCAGGGATATCTAAAGCAGTTGTAGTGTTACCACTAGCATTTGCAGTTGAATCTTCGAAATCACCTCTGTCATAAGCTACAGGAACTTCAGAATAAACTACAGCCGCAGTACCAGCGTTTGCTAATGCAGCTCTTTGAGCTAAAGAAGCAGAAACGAAGATTACAACGTTTGTACCAGATACATAGTTGTATTGGTTTAAGTTAGATACAACGCCAGAAGCGATTGCAAATGAACGTACTGCATCAGTATCAGCTGTTGCAGCGATGTTAGCTTTAGGGATAGTCAATTTAACGATTTGTCCGTCTTGCTTAGCAACAATAGATTGTGAGTAGTTTGAATCAAAACCTAAATCAGCCCAAGAAGCTGAAGTTTGTGCAGTTACAGTAGCTGTTACTTGCGCATCATTTACTGAATAACCGTAACGGCCTTCACCATAAAGACCACCAGTTGCTGCATCAGTTCTACCGAAGTTAGCTGCTGAACCAGTTGCGTTAGTACCACCGAAAAGTGATTTACCACCGAACTGACCAGGAGTTCCTTGTGCAGAACCATATTTGAAGTCTAAGAAGAAGATAAGACCTGAAGGTAAGTTCATTGGTTGTACACTAACGAATTCCTTAGATGCGATTTCTCCGAAGATTCTTCTTACTAAAGGTAAAGCAACACCAGACCACTCCTCAGAACCTGAAGATGTACCTGTTTGAGTTGCTTCGTCCAACAATTGTTTTGCTTGGTTCTCTAATAGAACAGCCATAGAGTGTTGGTCTCTTTCTTTCATACCTTCTAAAAGGCCAGTTTTTTCCCATTTGCTTTTTAACTGACGAGTCTCAGCTAACATTACCGCTTGTGGGTTCTTGCCTTCCATAAGTTTGCTTAAATCAAAATTTGCCATTTTGTTATTTTATTTTTATGGGTTTGTTTATTTAATGATACCAGCTAATTGCTTAAAGCGATTTGCTAATTCATTTGTGTTTTCTGCAATAATTTCTTTTGCAGGTGCAGTAGATGATTGTACTTTAGAAGAAATACCTTCAGAGATATTTTTCTTCACTTGTGCAACTTTTCTTTCAGTACCTGTGAATTTCATTGATTCAGAAAGTGTAGCGTAAACTAATTTAACTTCTCTTACAGAAGAAGTTCTGTCTAAATTTTCAACAACTTTAACTTTTTGTTCGTTAGTTAAGTTATAACCTCTGAACAATTTGTTAGCGTATAATAATTTAGCGTTTAATAGGTTTACTTCGTTGATTGTACCTTTTAAAGATTTGATTACTGCTAATGCTTCTTCTAATTCAGCTTGTAGGTTAGCTACTTCAGCTTTCATTTCAGCTGCATCTTCAGCTTTGTCTTCTTCAGAGTTCTCATCTTCTCCGTATCCCATTTCTCTTAGAATTTCGTCTAAGTCGATTTCATCATCAGCTTCTGGAGCTTCTTCAGCTTCCATAGCTGGTTCTTCAGTTGGTTCAGCTGCTACTGGTTCTTCAACCGGTGCTTCGTCACCTTCCATAGCTGGTGCTTCAGCAGGAACTTCTTCCTCACCTTCTTCACCTGCGATTTGAGCTTCTAACTCACGGATGATAGATTCTAAATCTAATTCATCTTCGTCAGCTTCAGGAGCCATTTCTTCTTCACCTTCCATAGCTGGTGCTTCCTCATCATCTTCGGTTGAGTATTCCTCATCCATTTCTTTTGATTCTTCATCTTCGCCTTCAGTAAGGTCTTTAACTTTGTCGTAATCTTCAACTTCAGCACCTACTTCAGAGCTTTGGTTTGCGATTCCGCTTAAGTCAGTGTCATCGTTGTTTGCTTTATCAGCAGGTACTTTGTTATCACCTTTACCAATTTCGCTTGATACATCGTTATCTTCGTTCATATCTGCTTCTTCTTCATCACCTTCCATTTCGGCTTGTAATTTCTTAGAAAGAATAGATTGTAAACGAGGAGTAAACGCTTCTTCAAGAGCGATTTTAGCATTAGCAATAGCAGTTTCTCTAACAGCTTTAGCATCAGCGATGGCTTCTTTCAACAATTTTGAACTTGCCATTTTTTCCTTATTTATCGGATTTCTTAAGCTATTGTATTTTGAGCTTAAATAGAATTTTTTTATTGGCGTTTTGGTCACTACACATAAAGGTGAGTATTCATTACCAATGGAAAAACGCATATGAAAATGCGTTATTGTATCAATAAATATACAAAAGATTAAGAAAACGTAATTTTTCTAAAAAATTCTTTAGAAAAGATAAATAAAAGTGGAATACTTATCTGATTTAAGTTTTTGGCGGATACGCTCATCTGAACAACCAAAGTAATTGGCCGCATCTATAATTGAATAAAATTCTTTACCATCACAACTAATGATAGGTAATTCTAATGTAATATTGTTTGCCCACAAATCTTGCATTTGTTCGTAGGTAATATCCCAACCATCGGCTTTCTTCCAATGACGGTATTTGGGATTGTTTGATTCTATGTAATTTCTAGCCATTGATTCGGTCATATCACCACCAATCAATTCTGCTACCTGTTTTGGATTCTCAAAAGGAACTCCATCAACTTCGTATTTAATTTGTGGTTTTGTTTCCTCACCAATGATTTGCCACTCTTTATATTTGGATTTAGTTGAACGACATCTTCTCTCAACTTCGGTAGCTACTAATGTATTTGGGTCTATTGAAATAGCTGCTTCTCTAAATGATTTATATTTCACACCATCTACCACACATTGATATGTTCCATCAAATTCAATATCTTCTGCAGCAATATCAGGGTTTCCTTTTACGAATACTAATATGTTTTGATGAACCGATGCTACCTTACGATTTCTTTTAAAGTATGTATCAACTACTCTAGCAGCCTGATGTTGTGAGTTGAATAGAATCATATCGTTGTAGAAGTGTAGTCCAGCTTCCTCACACGCTTGAATAGTTTTAGATACTAACCCTCTATACTTTCCTATTTTGTAATTTCCAGTTAGGGATTGTTCTCTTACTTCCGATACCACTACTGCAAAGAATCTATTATTCTTTAACTTTTTTGCAGCCTTTCCTAAGATGCTGAAATATTTCTCATCGAACTTATCATCTTCCATAGTTGATATATCCAACGAATTATCACTATAAACTTCTAAATCATAATAAGGTGGACAAGTAAATACAAAATCAAATTGTTCATCTACTAAATAATTCAACATCTCATCACTATCACCACTTACCCATTTTGGTTTAGATGATTGCTTTCGATTTTCCTGTATTTGTTGTTTGGATAAATCGATACCCATATACTCATATCCCATTTCAGTTGCCACAATACCCCTAACACTTCCACCAGCAAATGGGTCTAATATCTTACCTTCTTTTGGAGTGAACCATTGGTACATATTCTCACAAAGGGTTGCATCAAATATTGAAATAGTATTATCTTCCCAGAAACGGGCTCTACTATCGGTATCTTCCCTGCCCAATTCCGATTGAATATTGTAGGTTTGTATCCAGTACCTCTTACGGTCCTGCCATTCTTTAGTTCGGGTATCTAAAATTGAGAAAGGCTTAATCATATGTAAATATACGAAAAAAGCTTGGAATAACCAAGCTTTTCTTTATATTTTTTTATTAAATTTATTAAATATCACCAGTATATTCCACATCTTTATCAAGACTTAAAATATATTTATCTTCTATTTTTTGTAAATTTCTTCTCCACATTTCTAATTGACCAGTACCTTTTTTTAATGCCGGCATCATAGCTGCTTTTTTCTTTGGGTCTTTTTCAGCAAAATATGCATCTTTCATTTTAAGTTGAGCATTTACTAATTCTGCAACTTTCTTTTGAACTGCTAAATACTTAACATACATTTTAGGTACTCCACCACGTAAATTCATTGGGCCCTCTTTTACTACTGATTCGTTAGGTACACAATTTGGAACTTGCTTACCACCTTTATCTTTCATACCAACTTGCTTATATCCTTTCCAACAAGGTGAATCTTCAGCTATTCTAGCTTCGTTTTGTCCGTATTCGTGATAGTTAGATGATGCTTGTGAAATAAAGTTTTCTGCATTAGTAATATGGTCTTGAATCCAAGCTGGAATATCTTTTTCATTTTTTCCCATCTTAGCTTTCAATTCAGTTGCCATCTTAATGATAGTATCCAATGAATTGTTTGCCATTGATACTTCGTGGTCTTCAGAGCCTTCTGCTTCATTAACGAATGCGGTTGCAAATGGATTAGAAATTACTTTACCCATTTCAAATTTACCAAATGCTTTTTGTGATACCAATCCTCCTAAACGAATCATAATTATTTCTTTTTATTTCCTAATCTTTCATGCATCGTATCAGTACTGATATCTGCAATCTCATAGTAACGATTTAAGATGTGACCCATATCTTCATATAAAGAATGTAATCTCTCATCCATTGCTTTTGCTTCTAATGCGAATTTATCAAATGATTTTCCCATTTTATCTAATTCTTGCATATTTCTTTTTACAGTCACATTATCAAACCAATCACCACTTTCTCTTAGTGTCATTTCTTTTGCAGCCTCAACAATCGCACCTAATGTATTTGCAACCTCTGTCATATCAGATTGTCTTTTCATTTGGTCTTGGAAAGTGTTATAAGTAGAAATAATTTCTAAGAAGTGTTTTTTAACTTCAGTAGATAATTTTCTATCTTCTAAGTTTTCAGCTATGCTGAATTTACCATCAACTATCTTTACTTCTTTTAAGTTAGTTTTGCGGATATCATTGTATGCTTTAGATACGGTTGTTCCTTTGTTACTATCAACTTTTAAAGTTATTTTATTGTTGTGTACAAAATCGTATATATCAAAGTTCTTTGCCATTATTATGCTATTTCAGTTATTATTTCTCTCATTAAATCCTGAGCTTTGCAGTATTCACCACAAACATCAGTTCCTATTTGTTGTAAACCTCTATTAACAGATTCGTTTACAGGCACCATAAATGCTCCATGTGTAGATGGGTTAGATACAAAATCCCAACCAATCAATTCAAAGTCATCCTGAACCTTTACTTTACCTTCTCCGATATTAGTTACCGAACCCATACCTCTTGATGAGATACCTAATAGGATACCAGCTTTTAATAATTCTTTTAAGATATTACCAGATGGTGTTGGTAGAATTTCTACTGTACCACATAAATCATCACCTTCCCAATGGATTTCTCTTACGTTATGAGATACATTCTTTAAATTAATTACAGTGGAATCCGGGTGGTCTAATTCACCCAATGCTCTACGTTCTTTAATTAGTACTTCGTATTTCTTAGCTTCTCTCATTAAGATTTCTCTAGGATATACTCTACCATTTTGGTTTTCCGCAGATGCTCTTTGTAGAATACCCTTTACTAAGGTTCTTCCTCCCTCATCTTCGTTTACCTTACCTTCGAATAGGTTTGTTTCTATTAAGAGTGATTTCATTTTATATTACCATTTTTTCTTTTTAGCCTCATTCTTTTCAGATTTACCATTCCAAGCGGAATCAATCTTATTAAAGAACTCTTTTTTTTCATCATCAGACATTGAGTTAATATCCTTACCTGTCTTATCTAATGCTTTTTGAAAAAACGCTTGATATTCAGATTCTTCTGTCATTACTTCTTTAACTAATTCTTTTAGTCTTTCTTTAGTGATTTTCATACTTTCTTTTTTGTTTGGTAGACCTTTATGTGATGTAGATGCGTAATCTTTTGCATCTTTTTTAGTCATTGAATCAGCTGCTTTTTCAACTTCTTTAGATGGTGCTTCTATGTCTCCTTTTTGTACTGCATGAACCATACCCATAAATCGTTGTTGTGCTTTTGATTGTGCTGGCATATTATAAAGTTCTAATTTTTTCTGAAAGATTCATTAATCTCTCTTTTATTTTATGTAAACTTTTATTTGTTCTTTTGTAGTAATCATCTCTTTTAACACCATTCTCATTCTTTATCTTAGAATACCAATTAACAAATTTCTCTACTTCACCCAATTGTTGTTTGATAGATGTAATACCTTTACTCATTTTAGCTTTAGGAGAGCTTTCTTCTTTTTTAATTGCTAACCAACGATTTTCGTTTAAGCTAGCCTCATCATCATCCTTTGCTAATATCATACCACTTTTATCAGCAATTTCACCAGAATCACTACAATCGGTTGCAGTTGGTTTTATTTCTAATGGCTTTTTAGAATCAGCAGGAACATCGTTTTTTAACCAATCCTTAGCTTCTTCTAAATCATCAACAACTTCACCACCAGTTACGTTAGCTAATCTTTTGTTTTTCTTTGCAGTAGAACCAGGTTTAGAAAATGCAGCCGGAGTATTATATCCAGCAACCGCACCAGTTCCAGTCATTTCTTCCAATTCCTTTTCAGATTGGATTTCTTTAACTATACTTCTGATTATTTCTTTTAATCTAGCTTCCATTATTTTAATTTAGATTTTAATTCTTTAATTAGCTCATACGAAAGCATGATAGATGAAACTTGTCCATCAGATATACTCTTACCCATTTTCATTTTTTCTAAAATAGAAATAGTTTCGGATAATTTAATAGTAGTTACTTTATCTTGGATTTTAGCTTTGATTGATTTCAATTCAGCTACAATTTTTGGTAATTCTACTGAAAGATAATCTTTGAATTTAGATGTATTTGATATATTGTTTATATATTCCTTTAACAAATTCTTTTGGTTACTATCTAAGTTAGTGTATTTTTTATTGAAAGTTTCAACAAGAATCTTATAGGTTAATAATCGTAGGTCTTTATCTTGTTGCTTATAGGTTTCTATTAATTTAGTATCTTCTACTTTGTTAGTTTTAGTCGATGGTCTAGCTATAATGTTTTCAATTAAGGTTACTTTTGAGTTAAATACATCTTTAATATCATAGTTTTCGGATTTTTTAGATTCAAAAACTTTGTATATAGATGCCAATACCTTATAATTAGTTATTGGCGAAGAAAGAAACTGCTCTAATTCAAATTTCTCATTAATTTGCTTAATAAGATTGTATTTTTCTTTTGCAAGTTTACCTTCGTTTAATTTAGAATGTGCCTGAGATACAGTATCTACAAACATTTCTGCTTTACTTTCAGAATTATATTTTTCTTTTAATAGTAAATCATAAAGACGTAATTCTTTATTTAATTCAGTACCAGAAGCAAAGAATTCTTTTACAATGTTTTTTGCGTTCTCAGTTTTATCACCATTAAGTACTTCCAATGTTATTTGTCTTACCAAAAGCTCAAACAACACTCCGGTATTCTTAACCTTAGAATGTTTTATTTTTTTCATTTATTTCCCTATATTTAACCTACTGTCTATAAACTAACACATATAAATATAAACTTTTTAATGTTTATTAAAATTTACTGTCATCTAACAGGTTATTTTCATCCAAAAGGTCAGTTTTTTTTATTTTTTCACTCAAAATCCTCTTTTTTGCTGAAATCCCATTGATATATTCTTGTGCTAATTTTTTACTTGATTCGATTGAACGAGTTTCTCTCTTTCTCTCTTTTTCATTTTCTTTGTTACCCAATGGGTCTCTACCATATGGATGTTTATCTTTACCATAGGTATTTCCCTCTCTTGGTCTACCACCTTTGTTATCCACAATTTCCTGCTTCATCTTTTCAATTTCTTCTTCAACGTTTTGTGGTTCAGGTTGATTTGCTGGGTCTTGCCCTTGCTGTTCAATTGAGTTATATCTGAAACGGTCTTTAAGGTCTAATATCATTTTAGCTCTCTCCATATCCATCTCATCTTCACTCATACTGAATACATTATGATATACCCAATCGGTAGATAACATATTCATTCCTTTGATATCAGTTGCTAATCTAACTTTTTCACTCCATAAGTTTACTTTTTCTTGCTCATATATTGTAGATGAGTTAGTTAAAGTAAGTTGGAAGTTTGTCATTTCGGCATCATCAATACCTTGTCCAGCTAAGTGAACGATTGCAATCTTATATAATTCACTAACGATTGTTCTTTGAATTCTTTCTATTGTTCTAGCAAAACGAACATCTTCTGCAGCCAATGTAGCTTTACCATTAACGTTTTCATCATATGATAAGTAAGCCTTTGGTACTTTCAATGCTGCAAATAATTTAGCTTTTAAATAATCAATATCTTCAACTGCCGCATAATCCAATCCAGCTAAGTTTTCAATTGATGTACCACTATCTCCACCTCTAACAGGTAAGAAGAAATCTTCAGTAAGATTCTGAATATTGTATTTTAAGTTGTAATCACCACTATTTTTATCAACAAACGGAGTTTTCTTCATTTTGTTGATAATTTTTTGCATATAGTTATCAACCTCTTGTGGATTGATGTTACCAATATCAATTTTGAACACTCTCTTTTCAGGTGCTCTCATAATACGATGAATCAACATCGCATCTTCCATTAATGATAATTGTTTCCAAACTCTGCGACCATTTTCAATCATAGCCTTACCATATGGAAGGAAGTTGGTATCTGATAATAAACGGAAGTGAGCCATTTCATAGTTCTCATATTCCTTTTTACCAAATCTATCTAATTCAACTTTGTATTTAACATAGTTCTGATTTAATGGGTCAGTACCTTCTAATCTTTCAGTATTATATACAGAATATGGAGTTACATTAATAATACCTTTACCTTCTGCAATTTCTAATGCTAAAAAGAAATCACCATATTTTACCAAGTTTCTTACCCAAGGCCATAAGTTGAATTCTATATTAATAACATCATAAAATAAGTTATGAAGTATTGCACTTACATTTTCGTTTGATGATTTGATTGATAATACATCACCAAATTCATTTTTAGTTGTAGATTCATCAGCGTATATATCTAATGCCGATGCTATAATTGGGTCATTATCCATAGCATCATAATCTCTAAAAAGTTCTCTACGAACTTGATGATATGCCATTGATTGTGCACCCTGATTTGTTTCGTAATAGGACCTTTGTAACTTTGTATATCTATCTCTTAGATTTACGAAGTTAGTATTCATTTGTCTTTCTTCGGTATCAACTACTCTACGTTTACCATCTTTATCAACCGTTACGATTGCATTGGATGCAAATAGCTTCTTTAGTCTACCAAAAAAACTCCTATCATCTATTTCTTGTTCTGCCATAATTTATTATTAATTTCTACAAAATCCTATTTTGACATTATATAACATAAATATCGTAAAATATCAAAACACTACAACCATTGAGTTAAATCCTCAAATCCATCACCAGCTCTCATTTTCCAAGGGTCATCATCCATAGTATTTCCACCACCATAAATACCATTATAAGTATTTGATGTAATACCACCAACCGCACTTTTAGTTAAATCAATCCCCTCTTGTCTTAAACGAAGTGCTGTATCTCTAACCCACAATCCAATTGAAAATGCCATTACTAAGTCATCATTATAACCCTTCATAGCTTCTGCTCTACCATTCATATAGATAAATGTAAATAACTCATCTATTAAACGAGTAGAACGAACTATAACTGATTTTTCTCTGAAGTAGTCGGTTAATTTAGATATGATTAAAGGTCTAGTCTTAGAAGTAGTTGAAAATCCTGCTACTAATCCTTTATCTTCTGCTCTATATCTATTAGTCATTTGATTCTCCACATCAATATATTTCAAATCCTTACTCATATAGAATAAGTTTTTATAATCTCTATCAATTACTTGTTGAATTGTTGCCCATCCAATGTTTGCATTTTCTATTACAAGTAAAGCATCGTTATATTCAGTTGAAAGAGCTACTAAAAAGTTTCCAAAATCTTTAGTATCTACTTTACCCTTATATTCAGCTACTTGAGTTGCATTTACAATATCAATTACATGACAAGTGGAATAATCGGCACCATCACCTCTAGCCACATCGGCAATTACCATATATGATTTTGAATAATCAGGATGTTCCCATTTCCAAAGGTTTCCATCAAATCCACCTTTCTCAATTGGTTCTTGAATATATGTTTCTTTATAGAACATTAGTGTTTCCGGTTCAATTACAGTCTCTCCAGAAGATACAAAGTCACAATCACACTCTTGTGCTGCTTTCTTTATTCCCAATAATTCTTCTTGCTGGTCTCTCCACTTTTGGTCTCTTTCAGGGTGTACTGTCCAATGTAATCTGATTGTATTAAATGGATTTCTACTTTCCTCAGCTCCTAACCAAGTTTGATGAAACCAATTACCCACACCATTAGGAGTAGATAATGCAATACAACTACCACCCGTTGATAATGTAGATTGAGCTGCCACCCAAATCTCATCAATATCATCAATGAAAGCGGCCTCATCAAATATTAGAAGTGATAAGGCTTCCGAACGTCCTGCATCAGGAGATGAAGCAATAGCCTTAATTTGAGAGCCATTTGTTAAACGAAGGGAAAGCTTGTTATCTTCCATAGACCCGTTCTTAAGCCATGTAGGAAGCAATTCATGCATTACTCTTACTTTAGTTACTAAGTTTTTTGCAACATCTTGCTTTGTTGCAATAACCAATACGTTGAAATCTGAATTGAATATCATTTTCCAAAGTGCGTATCCAGCCGATAAGGTTGAGATACCAGTTTGACGTGATTTCAATACTATATTAAATCTATTGCCGGCAAATTGCGTTAGGGTCTTTTCCTGAAATGGAAATAAATGGAAAGGTATCTTACCTCTAACTGGATGCTGAATCATACAATACTTCTTCATAAAGTGAATCGGGTCTACCGCACACTTTTTGTATTCTTCTGCAATAATCTCTTTTAGGGATTTCTTTTGTGTTATACCTGTACTCATACTAATTGTTAAGTGGTCTTACTAAATCGTAGTTTTTATCTTTTAATTTATCGTAAGCCTCATTTCTTAGTTTTGTAGCTTGCTCAATCTCACCTTCAAACTTAACAATCTCTAAAAGGATTTCTGCTTTAAGTTCTTCAACATCCCTTTCCATACTCCAAGTTTCAATCTTACCATCTTCTTGAACTACTTCATATGTTTGCTTTGCATCTCTATAAGCTTGCTTAAATTGAGCTACTATATCATTACCATGTGCAATCATATTGGAATATATTTTATAATCCTCATATGGCTCCCATAATCCATCATATTTTATCTGAGCTTCTCTCAAAGCAAGACAATGTAAACAATATCCAGTTTTAGATATTAATTTTTTATCAACTCTACCAGGTTTAATTGTTTTACAATTATCAGATTTACAAGTATTTAGCTTATCCAAATAAGCTCTAACTTCAGCCATAGTATCGCCTAATTCTGATGTTTGTATTTTACCTGCTTCTAATTGCTCCCAAGACTTACCATCTTCATCAGTCCATTTTTCACCAACCTTACGTTTTATAATTTCCTTATCTGCTCCAGAAAATGAAATAAATGATTCCTTTTCATATTCAGCACCATGCATTACCATATCAACCAACTTTCTACGTGTTGGGTGCATAAATTTTTTATTGAATTCCTTTGCCATATTACTTACGATATATTTGTATATATAAGTATATCAAAATCCAAAAAAAGATTATTTATCGAAGAAAATACCTAAAATTTGATTTAGGGGTGCGAATGCACCAGTTAATTTGTAAGTGTTACCACCATACACAAATACAATACCTTCGTTTGGAACAATCTTTTCAAATCCACCAAGTGCATTTAATCGAGATAACTCTAATTTTAATTTTTCAATCTTCTTAGGGTCACCACTTGCTTTTACTTGAGATATTGTTGATTGTAAACGAGCTACCATTTGTCTTTTAGCACTATCAGGGTTTGCTGTAAGAACCGAATCCATAAAAGATAATACATCGGCACCAACTCCTAAAAATATTTCCTCAAATCTCATTAGATTTTGCTTTGATATTTTTTGTTGGTCTTGCTTATCGGTTGTATCTGCCCAAGTTCTTAATTTTTCATCAGTTATTTCTGCTATACGGAAACTCTTATCACCAAAAGCCCATCTCTTTATTAATCCTATTTTTTGTTGATAATCTAACTTTTTAGCTTTCTTTTCTACAAAGTTAGTCCACCAAGCTTGATGATAATCAGCTACTCCATCAGAATCATGCAAACCAAATTCAGATTGTAGTTTAGAAATCATTCCTAAATACTTTCCTTGTAATTTGGAAAGGTGTTCTGATTTAGGAAGTTTATTAATAGGAGGGCCCTGTATTGTGTATTTAGATTGTACGTGTGCATTTACTTGTTTAATCATGCCACCTAATATAGATGCTGCTTGTTGGTTCTCACCCACAATAGTGCCATCCATATCATAATCAAATGTACCATGAAATACTAATAGGGGTTGATTGTAAGGGATTACGTTTACAGACGTTGGATATATTACTTCCAAATTCATAAACGAACTACCATCCTTAAAAACCTTCTTACGTTGGGGTTCGGATAGTGCTCCAATTGCTTTAGATAAATCCTGCATAGCAAAGTTGTAAGCATCGGTTAATCCACCTCTACCAGCAAACTTATCTGCTACTTGTCCTATTGTCATAGCACCAGCTCCTTTGTTCTTTAGATGTGATTTGTTACGAGCTGCAACTAATCTACCATTTACCCAACTAACTGCTAATGCCTGTCCATCAGTCTTCTCTCTTGCTAATTCTAAATCACCATTTAATGCTCTTACTACAATTTGTTTTAAGTCACCAAATGTAAGATTCATCTCAATATCAAATGGGTGATTCATATGTCCATAAGCCCCACCTTCTAATAATAGAGATTCGTTTACTGATTCCTTCTTTAGTGAATCTATTTGTTTTTTAAGTTTGTCTATCTCAGCTCTAACTTTCATTTGTGCTGGTGAATTTGGCATCATCTTAAAAGCCGTATTGTATAATGCTACTAATTGCTTTTCCAAATCCTTTGCTGAACTTTCTTTTAGAAAATCGGATGGAGATTTTAAATTATGCTTTAATATACGATTATACTTATCGGTGGTATCGTTATGATTATCTATTGGTAATTTTTGGTCTACTGCTTTTTTCTTTTCTCTTTCAGATGGAGTTTCATCAAAGAAATCCCAACCTTCTAAGTTATCTAAATAGTATCCTTCATTATCATAATCATTCCAATCAGCATTCCACATTGTACCGCTTGTTGCATTTCCATCATTGTAAAAAGCCCCATTACCACTTGCTTCAGCTATACTATCACCTTCAATACTTGCTAACTTCTCATAATAGTTGATATCTTCCCATAAATGGTCCATAGCTATTTCAGTTGCAATACGAACATCAGTTGTGTGCTCCATTTCAACTTTAATACCCTGCATTAATTTGGGTTTGATGTATTCTTTTGCAAATTGCTTTGGGTCATAATATCCTTTAGCATCATATTTTTTAGCCAAATCAATTATAGTTTTACCTTTTGCCAATCCACCAGGAATTTTATCTTCATCAATTTCTTCATATCCACTCATACCTTTGTTGTTAAGTTTTTTACTAACCTTCTTAACATCATCAGCTTTTGGTGCACCATTAATATATCCACCCGACAAACTTAAACCAACACCAGCACCACCGGGCAATCCCATTTCTTTTAATTGCTCTTTCTTAGGTATTCTGAATGTTACTGCTTTCTTACCATTGATTGTTGGCATTCCCCACTCATCTTCACCTATTGATTTAACAACTACTTTTTTGTTTTTGAATTTACCCATCAACAAAGTATCACCAACTTTTACATTTAGTTTAATTTCTTCGTTGATATATTCTTTTAATCCTTTTAATTTAAGAGTAATTAATTTGAATATTTGTTCATCAAACTTTGGATATGCTTTTGTAAAGTTTTTCTTTCTATCAGCCACACTACCAGCACTTAACCAATAACGAACATCAGTACCACTAATAGGATTTGATGTTGCCGGAGATGCGTACACATATCCTCTATCTAAATATGGTTCGGTTACTTTACCTTTATATGGAGTAAAATATTTACCACCTAAACGATTCTCATCTTTCTCACCAACTACAACTATTAAACCAGTTGTATCTGAATCATATTTTTTTAGTATTTCCTCGGGTGCATACGGATTTCTAATATTAACAATTTTGTTTGATGGAATACCAAACATGGTTGTCATTATTGCTTTCTTTTCCTTAAAATTAAATGGAGATTTTTTTGAATCGGTAACATTAGAAGTTCCGATATAAACACTATCAGACCCGAATTTCTTTACAAGGTTTTGATATGTTGCGAAGTGACCCTTATGAAAAGGTTGAAAGCGGCCCGAATAGACAACTATTTGCTTGTCTATCGGAGCCGCTTCCAATAATATTGATTCCACTAAAAATTTTGATAATTCTCCCATTATATAGTTGTTGCTATATAAATATTCGATATTATTCTTTTACAACTTTCATACCACTAGCAGATTGTTGTGCTTGTTTTGCTTGTTGTTCTGCTAATTGCTTTCTACTCAATGCACCAGGCTGATATTGAATCATACCTTCTTGTAAATTAATTCTACCTTGAGGATATTTATCATCTAATGCATCTACAATTTCTTTTAATTCAGCATTAATTGATTTAAATTGAGCTTCCGAATCTTCTAAAATAGAATCTAATTTTATCAATTCTTCTGCTATTTCTTTTTTTCTAAGGTAAATACTACCAAAATCAGAAACCATTGCATTTGATTTTTGATTTAATTCTGTAATTGTTTTTACTACAGATTCATCCAATTTAACTGTTTCAATTTCAATTGTTTGTTTTTGTGGGATGTTATCTAATTCTGCCATAATATTATGTTTTTTATTGTTTATATATATAAGTATATTGTTTTTTTATTTTTATAAGAATTTTTCTAATTGTTTTATTACCATTTCCGAAGTTATTGATTTTGTACATTCAAATTGTCTTTCAGTACCCTTATGGTCAGGACACCAATTCCAATCCCCACCATCTAACTTTATTCTATTAAAACACCCTTCACATTTACCTTTAGGTGCTGCAATTCGGATACAATCTTCCATTTCTGCCCAATCATATGAAAATCCACTAATTAATACAGTAGGAACATCTAATGACCAACTCAACCAACTCAATCCACTACCTATTCCAATGAATGCTTTGGATTTTTTCATTTCCATCATAACCCTTTCAATTGGTCCGTTTGGATGATGAACTATTCCTTTTGGTAACTTATTACCCATATAATCATCACCTTCTTTTGATAATAATTTGACTGTATATCCTTTGTTATTCAACCAATCAACTACATCTTGCCATCCAGTTGCATTATTCCAAAATTTAGATTGTGCAGTTCCAAATACGCCAATACAAACTTGTTTAGTATTCAAGTCCAATCCTTTGGTTACATCTCTTACTTTTGGTTTTACTTCTTTATATTCTAATCCTAAAATATCAGAACACATTTTTTGTAATGTAACTGTTTTTGGGTCCGTTGGATTTTTTAATCCATTTATAGTACCATCTTCATTATAAAATAATCCAATACCATACATTGCATATAAATCAGTAACATTTGTACCAGGACTAACAAATTCAAGTTCCGGATATTGGTCTATAAACATATCATTCATAAATGTAGATACTATCACATTACAATTATGTTTTTTTCTAAATTCATCTGCGTATGGAAACCAAGATAACGAATCGCCTAAAGCTTTGGAATCGATTGCAATATAAACTCGTTTACTATTTGGATTATATAAATGCTGATACCACATTTTTCCATTTTCATATATATTGATTTTCCAATCAACATAATACTCAATACTACACTTACACCAACAATTATTACCAACAGTTGTTGAATAAACAATTCTACCAGTTTTATTATCTATAAATTCAACTTTATATTCGGCAACCTTACCTCCTTTGATTTCTACAAAAGGTCCTCTAACAAAATGTATTACTACTTTGTTCTCAACATTTACAATTGGATTTCTATTCTTTTTTAAATTATCGTATATCATGTATTCCAAGTTTTAACTGTTAAATCCAATAATGAATATCCTTCCGCCTGCTTACTATACATTTTGTTTGTTGTATAACGAGGTCTTGGGTGATTATAGAAAACGTGATTGAACCAAAGGTCACCAACATCCCAACCACAATCTATCAACCTATCCATCCACCACTGCTTCTCTCTATTTGGAATTAAATAACAATGTGCTAAATCCTGATTAAATGCTGTTTTTGAAAATAGTTCATCTATTTTTGTTTTTTCTCTAGATGGATTGTCAGCGAATGAAATGAATGGTACGTTATCTCTTTCTGAAATAAAACACGCTCTATGTACTATCTCAACAAATTCCTCTAATCCAGTATAAATAAATGCATCCGCTTCAAATATTAAAGTATAATCAAAGTTTTCAGTATCCATCGTTTCCAATGCTCCCCTATGTGCTAAATAACATCCATAGTGTCTACCAGTCATCCAACCCAAACCAGCACCAGGGTATAACTCACCCGGCTTATTATCTTTACTTATATGCTCAGGCCTTCTACAATTTTCAGCAGGTGCCAATCCCTCATATACTTCATTTATAATTTGTTCATATACAATTCCGTATTTCTCTAATTGCTTAAGAGATTGGATACTAACCATCTCTCTCATATCATCAGGTCTAGTTAATAGATGTTTTACCTGAATACGAGGTTTCTTACGTCTCCAATTTCTAAATCCAATTGTACATTGGTCATAAAAGAATTCATTAACTGCTCTAGTAACGCCAGGGAAGAAACTTCCACCATAATCATCACCACTAATAGTTCCACCCGGTTTTAATTTGTTATACCAATAATGAATATCATCATTTACATCTTCGTAACTATGACCGGCATCTAACATTATATAATCAATACTACCATTTTGGAATTGATTAGATGCGTTGTGTGATGTATCTTTAATTATTTCAAATGAACCATAGTTTTCTGAAAGTACTGTGTTATCTACAAATTCATAGAATATATCTCCATTGAATGCTCCTACAATATTTTGATGTAACTCCTCATCATCAGTTCCCTTAAAAGTATCTACCGTTATAAACTTAATATCTTTTTTAGATTCTTTTATTTTTGTTGCTAAATAATTTGTAGATTTTCCAAACCAACTACCAACTTCAACAAAAGTATCTCCATCTTTTGATTCATTTACAAATTCATTATATAATTCATCATAAGCAAACCAACCAGGAATTTCATTAAACTCAGGTGTAAGTGTATCTAATATAACTTTCTTTGTTGCTTTTAAATCTTCATTTATATAAGTTACCAAAGGATTGTTATCGTATGTATCTAAGTATGTGTGTAGTTTTCTGAATATAGAAGGTAGTTTATAACTCAATGCCTCTTTAATTGATAGTGGATTTAATTCTAATTTAGAACTAAAATAAAACATATCACTTGCTGCGTAGAATGTATCCACATCATCACGCTCACCCCACACCACACAATTGTATGGTTTATGTTTCATCAACGGTGCCCAATAATCTTCAAAGTTTCCAGCTTGATTTCCTACAAAGTGAAATTTAATTTTATATTTTTCTAATTGAGTTGCTAATGCAAATATCTCACCTTGATTTTTACCTGGAGCAAATAAACCAACATTAAGGATATGTTTCCAGTCTGATTCAAACCCTAATTCTTTTTGTGCAGCCTCCTTATCAAATTTGTATTCTTCGATTGGATATTCCCACAATTGGGTTTCAACTCCAGTATCAATGAATCGTTGTCTACTCCATTCAGATACTAAAATATATCTATCAGGGTGATAAACTATTTCAGATGGATTTGTAAATGAACCATGTGTAGATGCTACAATAAAATATTTTCTATCTTTTGTAAAAATTTGGTCTAATATAAATGTAGCTAAATCAAATTGTGGGATTTCCTGAAAATGTATGATATCAGGATTAAATTCTGCAATTACTTTAAGTATTTCAGATTTATCCTCTCCTAATGTATGTACTGTTACTAATGATTTTATTCTATTTTTTTGAACTACAAAAGCATTACCGCCACTATTGTTTATTTCAACAACTTGGATATCAAAATCTTTAATGAAATGCTTTACCTGCTTATATAAGTATTGCGGTTGTCCTCCAGTAGATAAATGCGGAGCAATATAAAGTAACTTCTTTTTAGACATATTTTATTAATTGTAACAAAGATACAAAATTAATTCTAAACTACCAAATTTATTTTATTCAGGAGATTCGTATATAACAATACCTTGATTCAAATCAACTTCACCTTGTGGATACTTCATCTCTAAAGTTTTAGTAAGTTCTACAAACTGCTTACTTGAATTATCAATTTCAGCTTCTATTTCTAATTTAGATTCTTCTAATTTAGCTATTTGATTATTAAAATCTCTAATTCTTAAATGAATTTGTCCTAAACTAAGAATTAGTTCATTTGCTTTAGTTTGCGAATTTATTAATAATTCTAATGTTTCTTTAGGTAATTGTTCTGTTTTTTGTGACATAACTTTAATGTTTATATATAAATATATACTTTTTTAGAATTCGTACAAAGATTTTCCTAATATATCAACCGGCCATTTTGCTTTTAATTCAGATAAAGTAGTTACATCACTTAAATCAATATTTGTTATATTTCGTAAAGTTTCTTTCTTTTGAACTATTTCTTCAATTTTTGTTTGATTACCAGATTCCAATGCTCTCATATATTGTACATCTAAATCAGGAAATAATTCATTTCTAGCATTTCTAATATGAGTTTTAAATGTTTCTTTTGCAATTTCTACATTAAATAAAATGCGTGATATAGAACCACTTGGTAATGAAAAATCAGCATCGTATGCAGTTGCAAATCCAAAATCTTCTAAAGATGATGTTACAAAAACATAATGTTCATTGTTTCTACAAGTTGCGTTTACTACCGTTTGTATTGGTAATTCTAAATTTGGTATAGACCATATGGTGTAACCTTCTTCATCTTTGTGAGCAATCATATAATTTTCTAATTCTTCCATATTTTTATTTTTTTATCTTCCTATTACGGCTACTCCAGCATATCCACCAACAATAGATTGTTCAATATAATCAACGTTATTATTTAATAATTTAACTCTCCATGCGGTATATGTAGATGTTTGTATTACTATCATAGGCACGTTTGTTATATTATTACCAACATATCCCTGATTTGATAATGATACCAATGTTGAATATTCTGCATTTGCCAAAGGGGTTGTAAAATTATGTGTATAATACCTATATGTAGGATGTACAGATACACTTGCCATATTGTATGCAGATTGCATTGAATAGTTTCCAATAGTTCCTGCGCCACCAGTACCACCATTATATAGTAATCTACAAAATGCCTTTACCGCAGGTGCATATCCAGGTGCAGTAGTTAAATCCGAAAATACCGTACCATCAACTAAATTTAAATTTCCTTTTATTTTTGTTGAATATGTTAAATTAGCTGCGGCCCCTCCATCAAGGCCTTCAGAAACCTGCAAATATCTTGTATCACTAATTGCGGCTAAGAATCCTCCTCCGTTTACATAAGTACCAGCACTAGTAGCTTGTATAACTATCGTATTAGAAATACTTGGTTCTTGGAAATTTACATATCCCGTTGAATCATCGTAATAAGGGTTGCCCGATGTATCGTTAGTATATACTTGATAATAAATTTGTAATTGTAATTTATATGCGCCAGATGCTGATAAATTTGCCGCAGATACAGTAAATGTTGATGGGTCTGCTAAATATGCATTGTTTCCGCCCAAATATGAATAACCGGATGGTGGGCCATATCCATAATAAGGTTCTTGATATTGAGTTCCATATGCATATACAGTTTTTGTTGTTCCAGTTGAAACAACATTATTGGAATTATCAGTAATTACTAATGTTATTGCCATATATGCCGATGCCGCTCCATATGCGTATGCGTATGTATTATAAGCAGATGCTGGATTATATGTATAAGTTGCTGCGTGTCTACCACCATTACTGGATGCATTGAATGATGTTAAATTTAAAAATGTAGTTCCGCTAACATCTACATCACCATTTGTTGATGTTGTTGCTGCGTATGAAACAGGAGTTCCGCCAGGTCCATATGTATTAAATGAAGTTGGTTGTGCTGCTGATGGTGATGGTAACGATAACGCAGTATTTGCTAAGAATCTTAATGCGTTAGAAGAATCCAATACAGAAATAGATTCATCACCACTTGTTGCTTTTAAAGTTACTCTACCATTTGCGGAACTGAATGCCGTATTATCCAAAGTCCACGCACCAAATGTTGCGTTTGATGAATTAAGAGTTCCTTTAAAGTATGCAGTTCCATCTCCTTTAACAGCAAATCCAGTTGATGTAATATTACCATTTGCCAAATCAATAAAAGTACCAGTATTAGAATATGGTGCTGCTTCAATTGATGCTGAATAGTTTGTTGAAGTTATTAAATTTGTTGCAACTAAAGATGTTACAATTGCACCTGCTCCAATATAAGTTGTTGCCTGTCCTGCGTTAATTTGGTCAATAGCTGCCAATGCTCCCAATGAACCACTAAGTAAACTTACTGCAGTACCAGTATATGCTTGTGAATTTGCATATGCCGTTGCTCCAGCCGAATTTGCTACTGTTGTTGCGTAAGTTTGTGTTGCCGCATCTCCACCAGTTACGGTAATAGAACCTTTAATTTCCAAATCAGTACCGGTCCATTTCATAAACCTACTGTTATCTCCATTAACTAAAGAAAATCTAGGTTTAAATGTACTTGCGCTTGTACCATCATCATATATACCCAACCAAATTCCACTATTACCATATCCAATTGTACTATATTGCCCAACTGCCATATACGGGTCTTCTCTACCACCTGCTAATACAATGTTTGCAAATGCACTACCACTATTGTTACCAACGTTGATTGTATTTTTTACAAATGATTCATCAAATATTGCTATCTTAGCTGCTACAAAGAATTCTTGCTGTCCTAAATATTGCCACCAAGCATTATCAGAGCCAACCGTTGGTGCTTTTGAGCCAACCAAAGTTCCTTGCTTATTATAAGTTTGCGGTCCACTACCACTAATTGCTGCGTAATATGTTGTTGGATTAGTTCCATATATAACCGCATCTCTACGAAAGTTTCTAGTTTCAACTGAACCACTATAATTTATTAAACTACTCCATTCACCTCTCATTACAATACCAGGCCCAGTTGAACCTTCTATTTGTAAAGATAACGATTGTGTTTTATATAAAGTTTGTCTTCCTTCACATTCTACTTGATATACAATTTCTGCTGTTACATTTGTGCTTGGGTCAGTCCAACCAGAAATGTTTGGCATTTGTGCAGGTACTCCAGTAATATAACTTCCCGGCAACCAACCATTTGCTAATGTTAAATGTGATGATTTTGAATATACGGAAATCCTACATTGATTTTGATATCCAGTAACACCATATGCATCTCTTTGTGGAGAAGTAAATCCAGCAGGCTTATTTGTTAATTCAGTACCACCTCTATAAACTCTAATATCAGTACCAGTATTTGATAACGAAAGTTGCCCAGATACTTTATAAACTGCGGCCGAGCTTTCATTTGTTAAATTTACTACATATGGTGCCGGTGGTTCAAATTGTACAGATATTGATTGTGTTACAAATTGAACTTGTCTATTATTTTCAAAATCAACTTTATATACAATTTGTCCACTTTTATTTACAGCAGGTGCATACCATGCAGCTATATCTCCAATTGAAGCAGGGTCACTTGTTGGGAATTTATTAGATGATTGTGTGACGAACGAAGATGTATAAAATATAGATGCTGATGAAAATCCTAAATTACCTATATAGTTTCCTAAGAAATCATAAACATCATTTGCCGCATTATATGTAGGTGTACTTACATTTGATAATTGTTCAGTACCTTTAAATGTGGTTATTTTCATACCACTACCACTAAATGAAGTATTCCACAAATCAGCAGTAATTGTTGTACTTTCATTTGATGCTACCAATTTGTATGCATCTGCTCCAGCTTTTATACCAGCTATTGTTAATGAATTTTCTGCTCTAATTGGCGCCGTTGGTGATGAATTACCATCTCTAATTCTAACGGTCCAAGTTGCGTTTTCACCAGGCCCAGTTGCATCACCACCACCAATTTCAGTAGTTGCGTATTTTGAACCAGGCGAATCCTCTCCAACTATACCGGTATAATCGGTATCATCTTTATAAAATTGAAACCAAACTGCTCCAGTTGTATTTGTTGCAGTTGCCGTTAATATAATTGGGTCTAATGGTGAAGATACAACTCCATCTTTATTAAAGTTTACAGTATCAAAAGATGCTTTCAAATCTACACTTCTAGCATTTGGTGGTGCTATATTTTTTGTAAACGTTTGAGTTCTTTGAATCACCGATGATGTATATTCGTGACCGGGTCCTAAAGCATATGGATATACAACAATGTTATATTGTGCACTTGCGGAAACCCAAGGATGGTCAAATCTATTAAATGATACTGTTGCAGTATTGTAAGATGAACTAGCTATTGAGCCTGTTCTAATATTTGAAGTTAATAAAGAACCCCCATTTTGTATTCTAAATGTACCTGGTGCGGTTGATTGTGTTGTAAATCTTAAAAAATCATCACCATCTTTTACTTGTATTGTTGTATTAGCTGCGGTGTAATCTGAAATATATCCAACCTCATCAGCTTTTAAGTTTGGTGCATTTGGAGTTATAATTACTTGAATTGGTGGTGCTCCTTCCAATACCTTTGTATAATTAACAACAACGCTTGCAGTGTAAATTGATGAAGTAAAATAAGGATGTATTATTAATGGATATGTAATACTTCCACTCAATTGTCTTAAATCAGAAGATGCACTTACTATCAAAGATGATGTATATGCTGCTCCATTTGAAGAAGTAAATTGTACATTACCAGACTTAACATTACTTTCAATAATAGAAGCAGTTGCTATATAGAATTGTCCATGTGATGAAAACTTATTATCACCAGCACTTCCAGTAAAAGAAAGATATCTAGAACCTTGCTTTAATTTAATATCCGTAATTGATGGTTTATAATCACCAACAACACCTCTTGAATTTGCGCCTAATGTAATTGATGATGGAACTACTTCAAATATAATTGTTTCATCACCAGGTGCACCATCCGGTGTAATTGTAAATGATTGGTCTACTGATACTGATGCTGAAGTCCAAGGTTCCGTATAAGTAAAACTTACTAATAATTGTTTAGTTTGCTGTAATGGTGAACTTAATCTATATTGTGAAGCGTTTGCTCTAGATGGAATTATATTACCACCTTCATCATAAGCTGCTACAGTTATATTTTCAGCACAACTAAATGTTGTATAGTTCATCCAATATTCAGGCACCCAATCTTTATTAATTGACATAGATGGGTAAACTTCAAATGAACAACTTATAGGATTTTCAGTTGTACCTCTACGATAAAACGATGCGGTTGCAGATGAATATATTGGTCTGAATTTATTTTCATTTCTTGGATTTATTGAAAATTGATTAGTATCAAATAATACAAGTCCAGTATCTAAACCATCTTGAATATCCGTTAAAGTTAATGTTGTTAATATAGATGAAGATGGTGATGCGGAGCCCGTTGGAATCATATATAATGTCAATTGGCCATTTATAGAATCTCTATTGAATATTGCATTATAGTTTACTTCACCAGAACCAGTTATACCCGGCTGAATACCTCTAATAAATTGGGATGCACTTGCATCTGCTAAAGTTAAATAAGTAGAACCCGATTGTACGTGCAACATAGTATTTGAACGTCCTTTTGGTAAACCACTTTGTAATAAAATTTCATTAACACCATCAATACGAATAGCTTGAACCTCTAATGAAGATGAAGGATGTGAGTTTCTAATTATAGTTCCATTATAAGGTCTAATCTCATAATTAACACCACCCTTACCATCTATTACTCTAGTGATAACCATTGAATCTTCAACACCCTCACACTCTACAGTATATTCAATAAATTGTACAACTAATTCTTCTAACGCTTCATCTCTTGAACCTGTAAAGTTTTGTACAGTTAAAATAACATTATTATTCTTACCATCGTTATCAATTAGATAGCCGGGAAATTGTCCGCCCAAATAACCAGGTGTTACGATTGGAGCATACATTGATGATGATAACTCCGTACCAAAGAAATCAAATGAACGTGATGTGAATGTATAAGAACCAGTTAAATAATTTTTCTTAATATCAACATTAATAACTGTTGGTGGTACTGGATTGCCGTTCCCAGAACCAGAATCAAATTGAAAATATAAAGATGATGGAATTAATTCAATACTTTTATTAATTACATTTAAGTTACCACCATCAAATGTTTTTGTTTCACTAACAACTACTGGGATATAGTTATTATTTATATCATAGAATTGAAATAAAAATTCAAATGTTTCTCTTGGTAAAGTTCTTGGTACAGGTTGTATAAATGTAATTTCATCAGGAGAAAAAGAACTTTCTTGAGATGCTCTTAAACTAACATCCGAAATGTGCCAACCATTTCCCTTTACATCAAAATATAGTTTAGCATCGGATAATCCATCTGCTTTAAAATTAATTGTTTTTGATGTTTTTTGTAGTAAAGAATTATCAGAATATATTTTTATAATTTCTTGAGATGCTGCTACTTTTGTTGTAGTTCCACCATATGTAGATTGTTTAGAACCACTTATATAAACGGAAATGTAATTTGTTGAATTTAAATTTTCTAATAATCTAGTATTAAAATTTAATGTATATTCTGCATTCTCTGTTATTGCTATTGACTTAGTTGTAAAATATCTATAAGGTCCTCCATTGGCATCTAACTTTACAGAATTAAATAAAAAGTTTTGATTAAATGCAGTTGATAAATTATTTGAAGATGTTACCCAATAATTTTTAAAATTTGAATTATCAAATAATCCGTAAAATTCCTGATTCTTTGTTGTTGATTCCAAATCAACTAATAATTCATTTGATTCTAATTGTATTTCTTGAATGAATTGAAAATCTGCTAAATCCGATTGAGATTTTCTAAATACTTTAACTCTAGCAACATCACCAACAAATGTAGTTAAATCACCAATAGTTATTTTTGCAAAAGACCCGGTTAATGCAGTTTTTAAATTATCAACACCTTCAACATAATTAAAAGATGCAGTATATCCTTGTCCTATAAAATCAGTAACAATACCATCAACAGTATATGGAGTTGATATGGTTAAATTTGATTTATTTACTAAATCATTTGCTAATAAATTAACACCCAAATCAGCTATCTCAATATTAGTACCAACAACAGAACCAGTCCATGCACCGCCATCAGTTATTGTTAAAAGATATGATGTTGGTAACGTATAATTTGTAAGAGTATCACCAGCTTTAGGAGATTGAGAACTACCATCAATAATACCCTTTTGAATTACTGGAGTTACTATGTTATTGAATATTGGCTTTACTATTTCATTGATAGTTACTTGAGGTCTACGATAAAATCTAACTTTATCTTCATTACTTAATAATCTATTAATTTGAACACTTCTTTCCCATTTAAGATTGTAAATTCCTTTCCACTCATCAGGTACATCTTGCGTATTACCATTTTCATCTATGTATGTTTTAGCCTCACCCAATATAGTAATTTTACCCAACCCAATTGGAGTATCCTCATAAACATATACAGCAACAACCTTAGATAATCCTTCATAATATTCTGGAATACCATTACCAGGCTCCCAATATACCGGATTACCCTCTACATCTAATATTTCAACTTTAAGTTCGGTAGATTCTTTTAAATACTGAGAACCTTCCACAAGAAATCCATTCTTACCGCCAGTAAATGTATCTTTAAATTCAGTTATTCTAAAATAATCAGAATTTGGATTTGTATCATTTAAAAATGTTCCGTAATTTGTAAGCGGAGTTGTTAGATTTTCTGCGTATTTTTTTATTACTGCCATTTAGTTATTCTATTATATTAAATAAATATTGGTAAAAAATAATTACTTTAATATTTATATTAGAAAACTAAAGAAAACTAAAGAAACGTTATGAAGAAGTACGCAATGATACAAATAGATGCTCAAATACATCAAGCATTAAAGGAATTTTGTAAAGAGAAAGGATATAAGATAAATGGGTTAGTAGAAACGCTTATAAAAGAAAAGGTGCAGTCTTTAAACAAGACCACACCTAAAAATGTATTACCGGTTGTTAGAAGTTAATCTTACTAAAACCATCTATTTTTTTAATTTCAATAAGTCCATCCACAATATCTCTCATTTGTTCTAAGTGAGAAATTACCCAAATAAAATCGAATTGAGTTTTAAGATACTGCATCATCATAAATAGGGATGATAGGTTATCCGCATCCAATGTACCAAACCCTTCATCAATTACTAAGAAGTTAGGTCTAGGCAGGTTACATATGTTAATTAGAGCCACTCTAATCGCTAGTCCCGATATGAACTTCTCCATACCACTACACATCTCCAAAGCCCACTCCTGGTCTTCGTAAACGATTTTAGCGTTAATGTTCTTTCCATCAGTATCCATAGAGATTGAGAAATCCACCACTTGTCCTAATATGTTGTTCACTTCGTTTTCAATTGCTGGAAGTGCTTTAGATATTAACTCATATGGTACACCATCTTTCTTAACCGCATCTAAGTAGAATGTATATAATTGGTTTTTAGTTTCCAATTCTTTTACTTCCTCCATCTTAGCTTTCATATTGTCAATGAATGTTTTTGTTGCACCTACCTCTGACATTAATCGTAACATTTGTTTGTTTACATCGGATATTTGAGTTTCTACACCTTGCTTTAATCTACGAACATTTTGAATTTGGATATCTAATGCCTGATTCTTAGTTATTGTTTCTTCGTTATCGTTGTATCTTTGAATATCAGCGTTTACATTTTCTCTTTGAGTTTGTAATAATTCAATTTTAGAATCTGCGGTTCTGATATCACCTTCCAATCTTTCTCTAACTATAACCAATCGTTTATGTTCATCAGTCCATTCTTTCCATTGTTTGAATTGCTCCTCAACTCCATCCAAATCTTCCAATTGGCCTTTAAGAGCGTCTAACAATATATTAAGAGTTTCCAATTGATTATTTTGCTCACCCAATTTCCTTTCGGTTTCCTTTGCATCCTTTACGAATACATTATTCATACAAAAATTACAGTTAGGGTCATATTCATGCTCTGCTAAGTGTGCCAATTTCTCTTTATTAGAATTTATTGATTGTTCTAATAATTGAATCTGATGTTTTGTATCTTTTAATTGCCCATTAACTAAATTTAATTGAATTTGAGCTTGTCCAATATCAGTACCATTAATATTAACCTTAGAATAAATCATTTCTTTGGCTTCTCTAACCAATTCTGTTGCTTCCGTAAGTTTTATGGTTTTATCAAACTTAGTATCTCCCCAAGTTGTTAATTCACTCTCAATCTTTTTTAACTTACGATTTAATTCATCAATATCTAAATTACCTTGAATTGGAACTATTTGTTGAGATAATGCCACAATTTGTTCTTCTAAATCAGCTTTACGAGTTTCCAATTCTAACTTTTCAGCATCCAACCCGTCGTACTCCTCTCTTTTAGAATTTAGTGTAGTTTCATTTTGGGCTAATTCGGAAGTGAAGTCGGTTTTTCTGAAATTTCTGATAAGTGCATTCACATCTTTGATATCGTTTGTAGCAGTATCATACAGCTTATCAAATATATCAAGTCCCATAAACTGAGCCATCAAGTCTTTCCTTTCGGATTGTGATTTATCAATGAATAGGGCGTTATTAGCTTGTAGTGAAAGTGCAGTCATAATGAAATCCTCATATCTTCCTACATAGGTTTCAATGACCTGGTTTGTATCCCTACGTTCCGTTCCGTTAAGTGATTCTCTACCACTATCTCCTTCTCTCCAAAAGTCCACATCCACTTTTACGTTCTTTCCCTTATTAATAGTTCTTCCTTCTCTACGAATACCATAAACAACTCCATCAACAGAGAATTCTAATTGGCAATGGAAATCCTGCTTCCTATTGTTCATAATAGCAGATGCTTTGTAAGCCCTACTACATTTATCAAACAAACAAAATGAGATTGCATCAAATAGAGATGATTTACCTTGCGCATTTGGTGCGAATAATCCCATCAATCCATTTACCTTATCAAAGTTGATTATGTTTCTCTCTCCGTATGAAAACATATTACTGAAATCAAACTTAATTGGTTTCCAGCTTATGTTTCTTTGTAGTTCTGATGGTTGGATTCTACTATTAATGTCACGATTGATTTTCTCAATCCCAGCTAAGTCCTCCTTTGTTACGAATGGCATCATACGTTCAATATACTCACCTATTAAAGAGTTTTGATGGTTTATATCAGCTACACTATCAACCTCCAACCTTGCTTCTCTATCGTTGGTTTTCTTCTTATTGAATGTATCCGTTCTAATAATTGTAAAGTCCTCTACACCATACTTTGCCGTAATATCCGCCATCATTCTTTTAGTATCTGCGGTATCCGTATTAGTTACTCTCACTCTTAAACGAGGATACAATGGCATATCAGTTACATCCGGCACAATACCACCATCAACATCCAAAGTGTAATAACCATAATCGTTTTTGATATCAATTTCTTCGTAAGTCATTGTATCCAAATCCCAAGCTAAGAATCCGTGCTTGTCTAAGGTTTCACCGAAGTTTTGTTGTACCAAAGAACCTGCATATACCACCTTACATCCGCTTGGTGATATC